TCAACATGACATGGTAATTGACAAGTCGCGTAAAGAGGGTGCGACAGAAATCATATGTAAGACCTTTGTCGGACATTTTCTGTTAGACCCAGAGAGCCAATTTCTAGTGGGTTCGCGAAAAGCGGAGTATGTGGACAAAGGCGTGGAGCTGGTCGAGGGAAAACTTATAGGACTCCATAAGTCGTTGATGCATAAATTGTGCTATGCAGTCACGACACTTCCACAGTGGATGAGGCCGAATCTGTTGAAAACTTATATGTTGTTGCAGAACATGGACAACTCCTCAGTGATCAGTGGGGAAGCAACGAATGAAAACTTTGGTGCTGGTGATCGTCAGAAAGGCATACTGGTCGATGAGTATGGTCGGATAGATCACAACATGGCATTGAACATAAATGACTCAGTGCATGATACAAGTAAATGCGTTATCTTCAACAGTACTCATTTCTGGGGCGTGGAACATCCATACAACCAGTTAATCAATCAGAAGTTTGGAACGATACCTGTGACGGTTATGCCGTGGCATCAGAATCCAACGAAGAACGAGGGCTTGTATCTCTCACCTGAGTATGACGTAGTTGAAATAAAGGACATTGACTATTACAGGAAACGGTGTCCAGAAGTTTTTAATGAAATAAAACCCATGACTACCGTCAAGGTTTCCGAACTAAGACGAAAACATCCTGAAAACAAGGAACTTGAGAAGATCGAGTTTGTTGCAGACGGTGGTGACTCTAACGAGGGTGGTTGGAGAAGTACATGGTATGATGATGTGAGACGGAAAAGAAGAGATCGTGACGTAGCTTGCAATATTGATAGACGACCCAGAGGTTCGGGTGCATCGGTATTCACTACTGCGACACTGCACAGGATAGAACAAAAATGTGTTTACCTCCCACGTTTCAAAGGAGATGTGGTAGTCAAGAGAGACAAAGAGTACAGGGTAAGGGCTGGTAAGGTTGTTCAGGGTGGTGTAGGTCGATTGAGGTGGTGGAAAGGATTAGCAAATGGCAGGCCTCGTCAAGACCATAACTACATCGTTGGCTGTGATATTGGCCTCGGTCGTGGTGCTTCCAATAGTGTTGCTTCTATCGTTGATGTTAACACCTGCGAAGAAGTGGGCAAATGGATATGTCCTAATACAGCACCAGAAGCGTTCGCGGATGTTGTCGTTGCGTTATGCAAATGGATTGGCGGTAAAACGAAAGAGCCATACCTGATATGGGAATCCAATGGTCCTGGTGGTATCTTTGAAAATCGAGTAGTCGAAAACCAGTACAGCTTTATTTATGTTCGCAGAGATGTAAAAGCGAAGCGTAAGAAGAAACAGAACAAGCTCGGCTGGAACAGTTCAAAGGGACCGGACGGCACTAAGTACTTGTTAATGCTAGGCTTAGACGTTGCGTTGAAAGAGGGACTTGAAGAACAACCTCGTAGAAAATTCATCAAAATGTTTGATGTTCAGAACATCAGGGAAATGGAAACGTATCTATTCAATGGAGCTGGTACACCTCATCCTGCAAAAACAATAGCAGATGAAGACACTGATGCAAGTGCAGCTCATGGTGATAGGGTCATAGCTTTGGGACTATGTGTGTTAGCCTTACAGTATCAACCGCGAGCAGCGATTGAGAAATCACAGGCAGAGAAAAGAGACACGCTCGGTTCCCGTATGAGGAAACGTAAACTAGAGAGGCGGAATAGAGAAGCTTCTCGTTTTAATTATTAAGGGTTTTTATGGCTTCTGCAATTAAAGGAAAAGATGTAAAAAGGTCATTCCCCGAAAGGCTCATGCTTGGTACGAAAACTTGGAATAAGGTTATCGAACCATCACTAAGGAATCGACAGATAATGTTAAGAGCATTGGAGTCTGGTTTCTTCCGAGCAGAGGGCAAGGAGAATAAGTCACATCCGATCAACCTGATTGAGCGTGGCCTAAGTATTCTTGTTCCTTATCTGGTGATGAATAATCCACACTTGCTTATAACGACAAAGAAGAAACAATACAAACCATTTGCACAGACGACTGAACTTGCGTTCAACCATCTGATAAATGAAATAAAATTCGCATCTTTATCCCTGCGTCCTACTATTAGGGATGCAATGTTTGGTCTGGGGATAATGAAAACTGGCTTGATGAAGTCGCATGAAGTAGAAATCTTTGGACACCTGCATGACATAGGTCAAGTATATTCTGACCCCGTTGACATGGCAGATTACATTGGCGACCCCAACGCAAACAGCTTTGAACAGTTTGAATTTGAGGGCAACTTCTACCGAATAGAGCTTGAAGCAGCCAGAGAACTTTATCCGAACCATGTTGACTTGCTGCAACCGTCGTATACACTACACGGTGACAACAATCAGTACGGTACTGAGAAGATTGGTAAGAGTGCTGCGAATGATGGACAGTTTGATTCGTTGAGATCATTTGTAAGATTGGCTGATATATGGATACCTGATGAGAATATCATCGTAACTATTGAGCCGTCCAGCAAACGAATCATAAGGACAGTGGATGCAGAGACACCAGAGGGTGGTCCCTACGATAAGTTGTTCTTCTCAGATTTTCCAGGAACATCGCTTCCGATTCCTCCGGTCTGGTATTGGCTGGACATGGATACCGCTATGAATGTCATAGTGAATAAGATGCGGAAACAAGCAGAGTCCCAAAAGACTGTGCTTGCTTACGAGGGTTCTGCGGTAGATGATGCAGAGCGACTTGCAGCAGCAGGTGATAGGCAGGCTATCAAGGTATCAGATACCGATGGCTTGAAAAATATCGAATGGCCGGGCATTGACTCGGAGCATTATAATTGGATAAATTACTTAGAGCATCAGTTCTCTTCGCAGGCTAATAACCTTGAGGTACTTGGTGGAAGAGGTTCTTCTGCTGATACACTGGGACAAGAACAGATGATGCAGGCCAACGCCTCCCGTTCTGTAGACGATATGACAAATTCCGTCTATGAGTTCGCTAAGAATATATCCAAGAAAATGGTCTTTCATTTTTGGAGTGACCCACTGATCTCAGTTCCTCAGATCAAGAGGATTGAGGGCTTTGGTGACATTCCAGTAGTGTTTGACAGAGCAGCAAGGGACGGTGAGTTTTGGGATTATGAGTTCAACATCGAGCCTTATTCGATGCAGCGACTCTCTCCAACAGTGGAGTTCCAGAGGACACTGAGCTTGCTTACACAGTGGATTATCCCGACTATGCAGATTGCAGCAGGTCAAGGAGCACAGGTCAACATACCAAAGGCAACGGCACATCTGGCTAAGATGGCTGGACTACGGGGCTTTGATAATTGGTATGATACTATTGTTCCAAAGGTTGCAGAGGGAATGAATCCGTACTCACCGACACAAGGGAAGCCAAAGAACAGGGATGTACAGGATGGCAGGACAGGTGTGAATCCTAATTCTAACGTAGCTAATAGTCGTCAGAAGAATGACGCAGATGGGAAATCAGTATAATGCGTAAGATGTTGATTAGCTTCATAATGGTGATAGCATTGTTTCTTGGTGGTTGTACGATGCTTGATCAGGCCTTGCTTCCAGAAGAGGGTAAAATGAGAAGCGATACTGTCGTGATGGTTGATGCACTTGCTAAAGGTCTTGCTGCTACTGGCAATCCTTATGCCGTCCCTGCCCTCGCTGGTTCAACGCTCTTCGCTATTATCGCGGGTGCATACACAAACATGCGAAAGAAACAGAAGTTGGATAATGCTGCTGAGTCAGCGAAACAGTCCGCAACTGTAACTGAATCCGTTATAAAGGCCATTGAAGATGCGTCAGATATCAAGATCGGTAAAAAGGGTCAGACTATCGGAAGTGTGGTAAAGGAAAAGGTTAGTAAGAATCTGAGAGATAAAGATGCTTACCTGATGGGTAAGGCTATCATAGAAGCAATGAAAGAGAGTAGATAATGCCAAAGGGTATTGGGTACGCAGAAACAGGTGAGGCTTCTAAGATGGGTTACTTCTCTAAGGAGAACAGAGCAGCCCGCAAGAAAAAGAAAGCCACAAAGAAAAAGAAAAAGCTCGACACGAAACGTAAAGAATCCCGCAGAGGGAAACAACGTCAGCGTCTCAGGGATGCTGGTGTGACCGAGAAGAAAATCGACACAATGTTACCGTGGGGTAAGATATAATGGCAGCATCAGGTAGTGTAAAAATCGTTATGCAGTTGCTTGGTCTGGGCCAGGAGCAATCCTTTTCAGACCGATTCACCCTGTCCAACGTACCCACGACTAAGGTCATGGACTACCGACAGCAGGCTGTAGCTGATACTGAGGAAGCTCTTGATATTGGCAGTGTAGCTACTGTAGATGCAGTGGTGATAAAGGCAATACTGAATGACATGACTGTTGACCCATCCTTTGATTCGACGTACAGGGCTGGTATAACTATCCCTCAAGGTGAGTTCGCAGTATTCAAACCAACCGGAACTGTGAAGATCAAGAATCTTGGCAGTGGCGAACAGGTCACATATGAATATTTTATCATAGGGAGATAAGATGAGTGGCAAGGAGACAGACAGTACAGGTGAAACTAACCTAAAGTTTATTGACGCTTCATATGAAAAAGGAATCTATGAAGAGTTACTTGAGTTATCTCGGATGTTACACTCAGGGACTAGAGGTAAGAATGTAATCATTAGGAACGTACCGACAACTAATCCTTTCTTGGTTCGCAAAGCAATCAGAGAGAATCTGGATTACGTGAGAGTGACAGCAAAATATATGCTGTTAGATATCGAAGCAACCAGACGTGAACGCGACGGACTATCAGGAGAATAAAAATGCCGATACACAATTTTCTATGCGAATGTGGTGAAATAACTCAAGAGCTATTCGGTCTAAAGGAAGAGAAGATAGCCCCTGAGTGTGAAGTATGTGGTGGAAAAACTGAATGGACAATGCAGGCAAAACACACAAGAGCCTGTGGTGATAAAGAAAGAGTCTCTTCGGCACTTGGAGTACATCCATCACAGATAGCAGACGGCTCTGTATTTAAGATGCACCCCGGAGCAGTATTCAACAGTCGGGGTGACATGATAACAAAGAACTTGACGGAGCATAAACAAAGACTACGCGAACGTGGTTGGGTAGATAAAAATAGTTTTAGCTAATGGAGACAGAAGTAATGGCAAATATCAAAGGTATGTATTTAACAAAAGATTTGGGTGATGGGACACAGGTCAGTCTAGTAAATATGAAGCGACCTGATGATGGAATATTTGCTCTTTGCCTAATGCTTAGAGATGGTTCACGAACAGCAAAGGTTTTTCTTGAGGACATTGATTCGGTAAGTTATGCCGAGGAACTCAGGGATGCCTTGACAGCGTATCTCTCAGACCGTGATGAGGTTCAGGCAGAAGAGGATAAAAGACGAGCGTCTGAGCATGAGAATCTCAAGCAGAATCGTGATACCGCTAAAACAAAATAATAAATTGGAGACAGACATATGTTAGATGCAGACGGTAATGAAATAGTCGATGACAGTGGTGAAGAAGAAGTCATTGATACGACTACAGAGAAACCTGTGATGGCCGATACCGGTATCCCACAGGAGGTAGCTGATGTTATCCGTGGAGTCCATAATGACCTACAGGATAATGATGAAGAAATAATCGACGACACCGATGATGGTGAAGTTGACGATTCCGTTGCGACGGATGGTGATGATGTGGTTGACGATGAAGTTGACCTCAGTGTTCTCGGCTATAGTGCTGAGACAATCGAGAAGCTCAAGGGAATTAACCCTGAGATTCTCAAAGATATCAAGGGTTTGATATCTGCTACTGACCTTGACGATGAAGTTTCCGAGGAAGCTGTTGAGGAAGAAGCAAAACTGGACACGACTGAGAACGTGCAGACAACAGGACTCACAGAGGAACAGATTCTCGAAATCGAGAAAGACAATCCTCAGATGGCTGCGGTCGTCAGAGCCTTGAACTCACAGGTCAGTCAACTTTCAAGTTCCCTTAACACTGTGGCGGAAGCAGAGAAGAGCAGGGATTTGAAAGCAGCCCAAAACGCACACATAGCAAACTTTCGTTCCGCAAACAAAAAGTTGGATGAGATTTCTGAGGACTTTCCAATTCTCGGTCAGTACAAGAAACTTCCTCAACGAGACAACAAGCCTGATATGCGAAACTCCGCTGTTAAGCAGAGGGCAGGTATCTGGGACTATGCTGTTAAGTTGCATGAGGGTGGCGTTGCTGCCACATTTGAAGATGCGATGGATGACTCTATTGCTCTGTACAAAGCCAAGAATGCAAAGAACTTAGCCATGCGTGAAGTGTCTAAGGAACTGCGTGGGAAAGCCAAGAAGTTCACTAACCGTCCGACTTCCAAGAAAACTAAAAAGAAAGAACCAACTCCTGGAACAGACGCACATAAAATCTCAGTGGTTAGGGGTGCGATGAAAGACGCAGGAGTTACTAAATAAAGGGAGTGACTTATGAGTGACCTTACAATCGAACAAGCCATTGACGTTGGCTATGCAACTTTGGCATCTTTCCGGCGTGAAGCTCTGGAGATGACATTCAACGACATCACCCATGAACTGTACAACACATGGTTCCAGGCTGCTGATCGTGATAGTGGTGACGCTATCAAGGATTACATCACGTTGAAAGATACTGGTAATGCTAAGATGATCGCCCTGTGGGAAGAGGATACACATAACCTCGTCAACACGGA